TGTACTATTTTTAAATTCATCAATTGTTAATGGAAAGCCACTACTTCTATATTGTGTAATATCGTAAAAGTTATCTTCGTAATAAATTAATAAAAACTTATCCGTTCCAATTGCTAAATATTTATTACCGTCATTACCTCTAAATGGATGTAGTCTTCTTGATACAGATGAAATACTTTCTCCACCTTCTGCTTTCCAACCACCTACTTTTTCTGGTAATGTATATCTAAATCTAACGTTGTCACCACCCACATAACGTGCGACCGCTCCAACCTCAGAGTTTTGTTTATCGAAACCTGGTTTGATTTGCCATTTGCTAAGAGGCATTTTTACCTCCTATATATCATCTTTGTAGGTCCATCCTACAGTTGCATTTACATAAACTAAAGTAAAATTTTGATTGTCTGTTGAAACAGTTATATCTCCTGGAGCACCTGCAATATTTTCAGCTCCGGGAGCAACAGTTAAAGCATTAATACTATAGCTTTGTCCACCATCAATAAAACTTACTTCTGATCCAATAGATGGACCTGTTGGTAGTGTAATGGTTAAAACACCTCCAGAAGTGTCACAAATAATTTGATCTCCATCTACAGCTGTATAAGAAGTAGTTGTTGACTTATAACCTTTGTTTATCATTCCTTGATTTACATTAGTTCCATCAGAGTAAAGTAAAGCTTTTGCACCGGTTGCTAAAGTAACTCCAGTTCCTGAAAAAGTTTTAACAGTTAAAGTATAGTGTGATGCTGATCTATCTGTTGCATCTTCTACAACAAATACTCTTTCTGATGAGTCAGGCATAGTTACAACTCTATTCCCTGTTAATGTTCCAGTTAATTTAAAGTATAAATTTTTACCATTTGAAGTAGCACCATCAGTTAATACTAAATTAACGTCAGCTGCGCCTACAGCTAAACTTAAATATCCACTCGCTGCTTGCTCCAAGATTTGTAGATTCGTGTTTGTAATATTACCCCATAGACCAGATTTTTCACCGGTAACCATAAGTTCTAGTTTTATATCATTTGAATAACTTGATGCCATAATTTATCCTATTCTCCAGGAGACGGAGAATTAATAGCGGTTCTAATTGTACCGTCCATATACTCGTCTCTTCTTCTTCTACCTTGTTGTTCTATACCATATGTAGCCATACTTCTAGCATAAGATTGTTCGTATAATTGTAACATATCTGTTGGTCCTTTTAAATAACCATAAGTTTCAGCTAAACATGCGTATAATAATAAATCTGGGTAATTGTTTGATACATAAGTTGTAGTCGCGTCGCTAGCTGTAATAGTGTCTGGTTGCTTGACATATGCAACGTGGCATACGTAGGCAGCATCGGGTGTCGGGGCTACAAAAATAGTAGATGCATTTCTGTTAGCATAGTATTTTGGAATATTATTAGGAGCAGCAGACGCTGTACCCGGTGTGTTGTAATACTCTTCCATAAAAGAAGTATCTCTAAGCTCTAAATTTTTTCTAACAGCTGGTGTTTCGTTTGTATCATTGATGTAAATATATCTTATAAATCTTGTATTTGCCGGCGCAGCAACTTCTCTGTTACCTGGAGCCAAAGTAATTGTATCATAGAAACGAGCGTCGTCTGTATCAGTTTCTCTAAATATTCTAGCTTCAGCATTTTTCACAATAGTTGTAAGAATAGGGTCGTTTAATACTGTACTATCAACTTCTGTGTAACTTCTGATATCTGATTTTAATTCTCCAAAATTCATAATTATGCCTTAAACACTACCGGTCCAGATGAACACTGTAAACCGCCTCCTTTTTTACTTGTACTAGCTGCTGTCAAATTAGTAAAGTTAAAACTGTTAAAAACTGTAATAGTCGGTGGTTGTCCAGGATTTGGAATTGTGCTTGAATTCATAGTAATTTCAAAAGATCCAAATACTTTTGCACCATTATTATGTGTTCCAGCTGTTGTATTTCCTGGTGTCACACCTCTAAATGGAGCTGCAGTTCCTCTTACGCAACCAGTTAAATCATTACCAGCTTTACCTGTGTATTGAATTGTTTCGTTTTGAAATAGTAATGTTACAGGATTTATTTTTTCAATAAATATAAATCCAGTATTTGGAAAATTACTTGCATCATTTAAAGTTATTGTTGTAGCAATATCAGTAATTGCACCATTTAAAGTAGATTGTAACTGTATCGCTTCTACTGGTACATCCGATACACCGCTTTTTAATTCATCAAAAACTACAAAATCTCCAGTCTTGTAACCACTGTTTGGAAAATTACATGTTATTACATTTGATCCTGCAGTCGAAGAAAAAGGATTTTCAGGAAGTATATCAAAAGTTGGTGGCTCAGTTCTATCTGGTCTAGCGTTTTGTAAACCTTGTGGGTCACCAGGAGTTGGAATAGGATCTAGTTGTGGTTGCTTAGGTTCATATTCTGAGATATGTACAAAAGCTCCATTCCATTCTCTTACCATTTCATTATAAGGAAACTGCATTCCTGATCGATCAGAGATTGCTAATGCGTGTCTGCCTTTTGATAAATTAGTCATAATTAATTACCGTTCTTAACGTCTAATGTATATCCTTTTAGAATTAAAGCACCCTCTCCAAATACGTTTATTTCATGTGTACCGGAAATAGTTCTTAGTTGAAATTGTATGTCTGTTTTTTCATTATACTTAAATGGGAATCTTCTTTGAATATTCATATTGTTACTGAATGTAGTTCTTGCAACAATGTATTGAGACCCATCACTATTTTGTATAAAATTTCTAAATAATGCTGGCTTAGTTGAAGTATTATCATTTGAAAACGCATCAATACGATAAAGATAAAAACAATATCCTCTCGGCACTGTAAAAATACTTGCTTGATTTCTTCCGACACCTGCTAATATTTTAGCGTAGGTTGTTCCACCATTTGAAATAGTAATGTCACCAGCATTTAAACCAGTTGATTTTGTAAAAATTACATCATTAATTCTGTAAAAACCTTTTGTTGTAACAGGAGGGGCTGCATTATTTGCTACTACAACCTCAGAAATTTGATCATAATTTATATCTAAACCTTTTATTAAAACAGTTCCGCCATCGTCTAATGCTGATGCAGAAGTTACTGTCATTGGTAAAGCAGAAGCAGGATAACTATAAATACTAATATTTTCCCATAAAGGAATAAAATTAGTAGTTACATTTTCTTGCCAACCAAAAATATTTATAACTTCATGAAAAGCAATCTGTCCTTGAGATACCTGTAATTCAAAAGGTTCATGTTTACCTTGTTTAGTAACTGATGTAACTTGTCTTGCCATTCATTAAATCTCCGGATAATAAGTTCTTGGTGTTACAAATAAACTTGAAGAAGATCCATCGTTTTGTAATGCTCTTTGTAATTCTTCTTCATATAATACTTTTAAAGGTTGAATTTTTTCTGGTTTAAATTTGAGAGCTAAATAATATGCAAGTCCTGCAGTCATACATGGTACAAATCTATAAGGCACATCTGCATCATTAGTATATACACCTGCATCTTGAATTCTTTTAGCATAATAATAATTAATACTATTACCGGCTTCAGTTGTACCTGGAGTTAAGAATAAAGTTATTGTTATTCTATCAATAAATCTTTGAACAAAATATTGAGTAGGAGTTCCTTGTGCAGATTTATTTGCAAAGGATTGATAAACAGATCTGTTTACTTTTGTTAATGGAAAATCTATATTTTGTTGATTTCTATAAGAAGCTTCTAAAATATCATCTACCCCATAAACTGCATTTGCGTCTGATGTTCCATCAGCCGTTGATCTAAACATAGTATAAACAGACTGACCTTGAACTAAAACTAAATTATTATTTGCAATTTCCCAATAATGTAAACCTCTGTTTGACCATTCTTGGAACATAATATTTAATGATCTTCTTGCCGAACTTAACTGTTGACCGGTTACACCAGTCATACCTATTCTTTCGTATGACTCGTGAATTATTTCATCAATTGCAAACCCTTTTTCAAAGGTTGTTGTTCCAGAAGTAGTGTTAGCCACTTAGACCTCCTACTTATCGAATAACAGAGTCGCTGCTGCTATATTAGTAAATAAGGTTACTTCAATCCCACCAGGAAATAAAACTCCGTCTTCCGGTATGTTAAAGGCAAATACATCAGTATTGGGTATGTCTATATCAAAAAGAACTGTTCCACTAGTAGCATCTGAAAAAGTAATTCTTCCCGCTCCGCCACCATCAGAAGCAACACTTAATCCTCTAAGTCTTGTTCTTCCTGTAAATACAACACCTACTCCCGTTACTCGCTCTGAAAATACATCTGATTTAAAACTCATATTTTGTTCTCCTAAATTATAGAGCTACCGAAGTAGCTCTATAAAAATTAATTATACTCTCACCCAACCGTATGTTGAACCGCTGTAAACGTATTGACCTG